GTCAAGTTTGCTACCAAGGTGGCCCCTCATATGGACCCCACCTCAGGCTCAGGCGAATCACTTGGCGTCAGACTGCGGGAGGCCACCGATCGCATTGTAGAACTCAAGTCTAGGGTCGAGAAGCCCACACGCTGGGCTGACCTCGTGGAGCAAGAGGAGGAGGCCGCCTTGCGTGACGCGGTCAGTGAGCCCAGTGTGTTAGCAGGGGACCCGGGCGCGGCAGAAGATGACCCTGGCCGAGCAGACATCCCACTGCAGGATTTTGGGAAAGGCACATCGCTCCAAGGCTCTGGGATGGCACGCGGGAGTGCCGCAGATGTGCCCACCCTTTCCCAGCTCCAGGGCCCGAGCATTGGATTTCTACCCCCAGCCGATTCCTCCGCCTAGAGGCAGAGATAATGCGCGGGGCTGCATGCTGCGCCGCATCCCAGCGGGTGGCGTTCGGCGCGAAAGTGGTGTCGATTGAGGACGCCATCCTCCTCCGCATTCATCCAGATAAGACAGCGGTCCTCGCGGCCATACCTATGAGCCCACCAGTGCAAGCCAGCCATCTGTCAGAGGACCAACAGTGGGTGGGCGATGACTGCCTGTGGTATAGGCAAGCCCCAAGAGGCTTCAATGACATAACTAAGGTTACTGTGGTCACGGTACTGGGCACCAGTATTGCTGCCTTCCCCATGGTGACCGACATGCTCAGGTGGCAGTGCGGGCAATTAGAGTATGCGGTTGCGGCTCTGGCTATCTGGATGACTACTGACACCGGGCAATATTTGTGTCGGGGACTCCACGTTTGGAAGATACCCTTGGACAAGTGGCCAGACAGCGTGAAGGACTTCGGCAACGAAGCGCGCCGCTTAGGGCAGGTTTTCGGTACTGGTGGGGATGAGCTGGTTCATGCTTTTGCGCTGCGGAAGTTGGTGGCCTTGGCTGGTCGCACGCCTGATGATGCGGACTGGGAAAAGGAGGTTAAGGACAGGACCTCCTTTGGAACGCCCAAGCTGGCTTACGCACATGGGATGGTGGGCAGCAATGCATACAAGCATATACGCTCCCATGAACTCGGGCGGATTGTGCAGGCAGCCATGCCCTCATTGGTGAGGCGTTCTGGCGACCTGGCTGAGTACGCTGCCCGCCGCTGGTGGAACATGCCCAGAGGCACATCATCCTTTGGGGGCAAGGTCAAAGCTGAACTCAAGACACTGGACAACACACAGCTGGACTTACAGATGCGGCCAATCAAGCCGACGGTGCAAGAGCAGCTGAGTCGTAAGCAACTATGTCAGTGGTTGGCAACCCCTCCAGCATCGGTGGCGCGTGGTTCCACCAAGCCTGAGCCTGGCCTTAAGAAAAGAGCTCTGTTAGCCGTGGATGATGTGACAGCATTCATTGCTGGCTATGCGTCCCAGCATGTGGAGACTATTGCTAAGTATGCAGGCATGGTGCTCAGGCAGGACCCTTCGGATGTGTCTGAGTGGGTGAACTTCGACCTAGGTCCCGGGGTATGGCGGGTTAGTAATGACTACTCCAACTTCAACATTTTGAACTCTCTACGTTCAATGCAATTGGTGGATTTGGCCTTTGCAGATGCATGGGC